GTAGTAGCATGAGTGAACATGTCTGGTGCCATGGACCAAGCTGTCATCTATCTCACACTCAAGATAGAGTGCGAGGTGTCAAGGGTAGCAAGGTCCTAAGAACTCGTAAGGTACAATTTAATCCACAACATTTAAATATGTATTCTTATTTCTGTAGTAATGGTTGTTATAATGACTTTGCTAATAAACATATAGAACGAGTCATTGCCATTGAACCAAGGAACATGCCTCTTGAAACACCTATTGAGGTTACTAAAGAAAAGAAACAATATGGATATGGGGACGGAACTTATACTGATACAATAATAACAAGGGTTGACAATCCTAGTTAAATAAACTAGGATAATCCTATTAACAGAAAGGAATATATGACTAGAACAATTAAAGCCGAGTACATGCCAGGAGGCGCAAGGCGTCAAGAGATGTTAGACAAAGCAGTTGACTACATCAAGACACCTGGACAAACTCAACAGATTAAACATGAGTTCTGTTTAACTTATTTAAAGATGACAGAGACCGAGTATCTTGAAGCGCTCAACGCAGCAACCAACGGCGCAATGGTCAAGGATCTTTGGAATTAAATTGATTGACACTTAATCCTATTTATTATAGGATTAGGTATAACAGAAAGGAACATATGAAAACAATTAAATACAATAATAAAACAATCAAGCTACCATTTGTGGGTGCAGATTATAGCAACCCATTTGCAATGGAGACTATTTCAAATCCAATGAGTGGCGAATCAATTGCTATGCCTAGATTTGCTGACGCTGTATATGATGTAACTATGGGCAGCCAACAGATTGCGTCAGCATATGACATCACGCATGGTGACGGTGCATCACCATTGTGGAATGATGTACGTAAGGGATTAGATTGGTTCAAACAATACTTTGCTAAAGAATACATGACACTCTTAGACTAACCTTTCTAGCCTGGTATCATATCCATTTGGATAGAGGTACCAGGCCCATTCCAAAGTTTGAATTTTTTCTTTTATTGTTATATAGGTATATGAAAAAGGGGTCCCTGAGGTGTGGATATTAACAGAGTGTTATACATTCATAGGCTTAAAATACTTTAAGACCTTTAAATTGATTATGAAAAAATATTATAAAATTTTTTTTTCGAATGAGTTATGGATATAGATAAATTAAAAAAGTTTGAAAAACTACCACCTGATGTAAAAAGACAATTAGCTATTTATATGGCTAAATGGAAAGATAAGAAAAAACAAGCTGATGTCAAAAATGACTTCATGGCTTTCGTTAAACATGTATGGCCAGATTTTATTGAAGGATCTCACCACAAACAAGTAGCTAAAAAATTTAATGATATTGCAACTGGTAAAACAAAACGTGTTATTATCAATATGGCACCTAGACATACTAAGTCTGAGTTTGCATCCTACTTATTACCCGCGTGGATGGTAGGTAGAAATCCTAAATTAAAAATTATTCAATCTACTAACACAACTGAATTGTCTGTAAGGTTTGGACGTAAAGCAAAACAGCTTATGGACACACCTGAGTATAAAGAAATATTTCAAACAAGACTAAAAGAAGATTCGCAAGCTGCTGGTAAATGGGAAACTCAACAAGGTGGAGAATATTATGCTGCCGGTGTTGGTTCAGCTATTACAGGAAGGGGTGCTGATCTATTAATTATTGATGATCCCCATACTGAGCAAGATGCAATGAATGCACAAGCGTTAGACAGAACTTATGAATGGTATACATCAGGTCCTAGACAACGTCTACAACCTGGTGGAACAATTATTATTGTAATGACCAGATGGAATGAAAAAGATTTAGCTGGAAGATTACTTAAAGCACAAAAAGAAGCTAAAGCAGATCAGTGGGAACTTATTCAATTCCCTGCAATCATGCCAACTGGAAAACCATTATGGCCTGAATACTGGAACCTGAAGGATTTAGAAAGTGTCCGTGCATCAATTCCTTTATCTAAATGGAATGCACAGTACATGCAAAACCCAACCGGAGAAGAAGGTGCATTAATTAAAAGAGAATGGTGGCAAGACTGGGAAGGTGATTTACCTCCACTAGAACATGTTATTCAATCTTATGATACAGCGTTTATGAAAAAAGAAACTGCCGATTATTCTGCTATTACTACTTGGGGTGTATTTACTCCAACCGAAGATAGTGGTCCCTGTCTCATGCTACTTGATTCCTTAAAAGGTCGGTACGAGTTTCCAGAACTACGGCGTGTTGCATTAGATCAATACGGCTACTGGAATCCGGAAACAGTTATAATCGAGGGTAAGGCTTCAGGGCTCCCTCTGACTTATGAGTTGCGTAAGGCTGGAATTCCTGTTATAAACTTCACTCCTTCGAGGGGTAACGATAAACACACGAGGGTAAATAGCGTTTCACCGCTGTTTGAGTCCGGGAAGATCTATGCTCCCAAAGATATGGAGTTTGCACAAGAAGTCATTGAAGAGTGTGCGGCTTTTCCTTTTGGAGACCACGATGATTTAGTGGATTCCATGACTCAAGCTGTAATGAGATTCAGACAAGGTGGATTAATTAATCACCCTGAAGATTATGAAGATGAGCCGCTACCACAAAAACAAAGGACTTATTATTAGTTATGGGTGCATTAGGAAATTTTTACTCGCAGCAGCTAGACTTGCTAAGCAAGGTGTTAAAGAAGGTGATATATTAAATCAAGACTAAAAAAGAATTTGGTGAAGTATCTGAATTCATGAGAGCTAAGATTAGAAAATTTTACAAAGACAAAGACGCACCAAGTATTAAGAACCCTTCTAAATCCGAAGGTGAAGTTATTGAAGCATCTTTTAAACCTGGAGCAGATAAAAGAGGTAAAATAGTTGAGGAGTCACCGAGTCAGGCCTCAGGGATCATGAAGACTGATGAAGCTAGTCCTTTAATGAAGAACATAGATGAAGTTAAACAGAATATTAAAGGGATGAGTGAAAACAATCCTAAAACATTTAGAATGTCGGAAGAACAAAGAAATTCCTTAGGTTATCCAAATAGAATGATCGAAGGTATTATAAGAACATCAGCTAGAGAAATTTTATCTAAAAAAGGAATAGATGTTTCTAAAGCAGATCCAATTGATACTTTTGCAGATATATTTGGTGTCAACTCATTAGAGAGATTAGAAGATATTTCTGATGAATTACTTTCAGCTCAAGATTATAAACAGTTAAATTCTATATTACAAAAAAACGAACTATTTAATGTAACACCAAAATCTGGATTAAATTTAAAACAATCAGATGAGATAGAAGAACTTACAGAGTTTGATCCAACAGGTAGAAAACCAAGTGCAATGGGTGGAAGAATTAATTATGCAGTAGGTAGTTTACCAAAAGGTATTCAAGCTTTAGTTAAAACTATTAATAAAAAATTTGGTAAAGGTGCAGTTAAGACTGCAGATGAAATTCCACAACCAAAAAAAACTGACCAACAAATTATTTCAGAATTTGAAGCAAGAAACCCAGATCCTAAAAGACAAGTAACAGATGATGAGTTTCAAGATCTTATGGAAGACGTTGGTGATTTAGATGCTTATAATTTTGACGGTACTATTGGTTCAGCTAATAAAATAAGAAAAGAAGCAAAAGACTATCAAGATTATATGTATGGGCAATATAAAATGGGTAAACTAGATCCAGAAGCTGGTGATACATCTCAAGCTAGAAAAACATTTTTACAAAGAAAATTTGATGAAATGGAATCAAGCGGTGATCCAAAATTAATGACAAGAGATGAAATAGAAGAACTATCTTCATTTGATCTTGGTACTGAAATGGATGAAGCAGCTAAGAAAACACTTCCGAAAATAGATGAAAAACTTTTAAAAATTACAGCAAAGAAATTAAAGAAGGTGTGGCTAAGATAATGAGCGATACATCTCCTGAAGGTTTAGCGAAAAGTATAGAGATTGATAATCTTATGTTAGAATATCCAGGAATGCCTATAGACCTTGCAGATCAAATTGCATCTTCATCACCTACAATGAAAGCTGATATGATTGCTATGGTAGAACAGACATTTAAAATGGATAAAATGGGAATGAGCGGTGATGAGATTATAGATATATTTAAAAAAGGCACCGACAGAACTAAACAAGCTAACGGCGGCTTATCTTACCTGATGGGTATGTAATGAAAATAGGCGAATACGAACAGATGATGTCTTGGTTGACAAGACCAGAATCTCCACAAATAGAAACTAGAGAAAACTTTGCTGAAGCAGGATATGTAAAACCTGCAACAGAAGCACAGGAAGCAGAAGCATTAAAAAGATTTAAAAAACCATTTAACGAATTAGATCCTCAAAAACGAAGTAGAATTAGAACAGGTTCTTACTCTGATCAAGAAATAGGCTCTTGGAAAAAATCACCTATAACTAAAATGCAAGAGAAAGTTGCTCAAAAAATATATGGTCAACCTTTTGAAGAGCTTTCTAAAGATAGAAAAACAAGAATAAGAACTGAAAGAACAACATTAGAAAGTGGAAAAAATCCAATTGATTTAATGCCTACTCAAGAAAGAGTACAGTATACTAAAGACAGAGCTATAAATTTTGTAAAAAATTTTAAAAAAGAAAATGGAAGAAAACCATCTTTAACAGAAATGAGAAAAATAGGTAAATTTGATTATCAAACAATTAAAAATTTTACGAAAGAAGGAATTATAAATATACAAAAGTTAGGTGAATCTAGAGGATTAAAAAATCCTCAAACAAAAATTATTGATAATGATTTAAGATTATTAAATAATAATCAATATATAAAAGATAGTTTTAAAAAAGGAGAAGTCCCTGATTTTAATAAAGTTGCAAAAATTTTAAAAACAAATGATAAAGGAATTGTAGATTATAGAATAACACAATTAGCTTCTACTTATTTAGGTGATAGAAAAGTAGAAGGAATTAAACCTTCATATAAAAAAGGATCTGAATTAATATTAGATACAGCAACAGACATATATGGAGGCGCTATGAGAAGCCTTGCAGATCTTAAAATAGGTAAATCTGTGGGAGAAAGAAGTACAGCAACAACCCGAGGTGCTATTAGATATAACACTCCAGAGGGTTTTGGAAAAACTTACGCAATAGACGAACCTGGTGGAACTATATCATCGGTTAGAAGAGGAAGTACTCCTTATGGAGCTTTTGGTCAAATTATTAAAGGAGATTTAAATAAGCAAACTAAATATGAATTTGATAGAAAAAAATCAATTAATGAAAAAAGTTTACAAAATGCAATAGCTACAGGGGATAAGAAAAAAATTAATGAAACAGTAAAAAAATTCAATAATAATGTTTCTGAATACGAAACAAAATTAAACAAAGATGTAAAACCGGGGCAGCCTAAAATAAAATTATTTAAAGTATCTTTAAACAATCCAAAAGAAACAATTACTAATTATTCTAAACTTTCAAAAGATTATCAAAATGCTTTTCAAAAAAACTATGAGGCTAGAGGTTATTCTTTTAAAGTCCCTTCCGATATAAAACCATTATCTCAAATAGCAGAAGAAGTAAAAAATCCAAAAGTTATGTCAAGTATTTTGAAAAAAGCAGAAGCAGGAGCTTCAAGATTATATTCAAACCCCATGGCAGATCCCGGTTTAATAAAACAAGGTTTAAAAGATATGGGTAAGTTTGGAAAATACGCTGGACAAATTGCTTTATCAACTCCCGTTGGAGCTGTACTAGCAACAAAAGGATTAGGTGGAACTTTTGATCCAAGAACAACAGAAGGAAGATTAACTACAGGAGCTGAAGCTGCTCTTGCACCAGGTCTTGTTAAAGGAACAGAAGCATTTACAAAAAATAAAATATTACAAAGAGTTTTAAATTTAGGTCTATCACCGAAAATGGCAATGCGTGCTGCAAGGGTCGCGTCTCCAATTGGTATTGCAACATTAGCGGGTGAAGGTATTTACCAAGGTGGTAAATATATGTTAGAGAGAAAAAAATTATTAGAATCTTTAACTGATGAACAAAGAGATGATTTATTATCTAGAGAACGTAGTGAAGCCGTACAACAAAATAGAAGAGGTGACCCTGAAGCTTTTTCTGGTATCATGGCCGCTAATGGTGGTATAATGAGATTAGGTTTTAAAGATGGATCTAAAGATCCAAAAATGAATAGAAGAACTTTTATGAAAGTTATGGGTGGACTAGCATCAATTCCTGTTTTAGGTAAATTTATAAAACCTGCAGCAAAAGTCGCAGAATCTGCGGCACCTGTAGTTGCAGATGCTCCAGCACATTTCTGGAATTTAGTTGCTAAAATTAAAACTTTTGGAGATGATATAACTCAATTTGGAGCATTAACAGAAAGACAATCTGTTAAAAAATACAAAGATCTTGAATTAACAGAAGATATGGCAACAGGTCAAATTGAAATTCAAAGAGTTAAAGTTGCTGAGGATATGGATTATTATGGTTCTCCTGTAACGGAAGAAAGTTATATGTCTTATAGACCAGGTGAACAAATATTTCAAGAAACAGCTAATGGTAAAACTAAAATTATTAAAAGCAAACCTGATTATCAAGAGGGAACTACTTATCTTAGAAATGACGGGCCTGAAACAGGTAGCGTTCTTGATGAGATGTCTGGTCTTTCCGATGATATATTTGAAGAAGCAGGTGTTCCTGTACCAGAAAAAGTTAGAAAAAAATAATGAATAAATACCCTAAGAAACACTTATTACCCCCTGAAGCCGGACCCATGCCTCAGGGCTTGAATATTACGTATAATACTGTTAAAACAATAAAACAATCTGGAGAAAAAATAAATGGCCGATATAGACAAAGCACTTCCAAACGAAGTCAGAAAAGAATTTGAAATACCTGGTGAAGAAGAAGTTCAAGAAACTTTAGTTGAACAAATTGAAGAACAAGAACAATCTCCAGAAGGTATAGAAATTGAAGAGAACGAAGATGGGTCTGTTGATATTGATTTAGATCCACAAGCTGCAGCACCAGAAGGTGGTGATGAACATTATTCAAACTTAGCAGAATTTTTACCCGATGATGTATTAGGAAAACTAGCATCTGATTTATCTTCTAAATATCAAGAGTATGTTTCATCAAGAAAAGATTGGGAAAAAACTTATACGCAAGGTTTAGACTTATTAGGTTTTAAATACGATAATAGAACAGAACCTTTCTCAGGTGCATCAGGTGCAACTCACCCAGTACTCGCTGAAGCTGTTACACAATTTCAATCATTAGCTTACAAAGAATTATTACCTGCTGATGGACCGGTTAGAACTCAAGTCATGGGTTTATCTACACCGGAAAAAACACAACAGGCAGCACGTGTTAAAGATTTTATGAATTATCAAATTATGGATCAAATGAAAGAGTATGAACCTGAATTTGATTCTATGTTATTTCATTTACCACTTTCAGGATCTACATTTAAAAAAATTTATTATGATGATATGGAACAAAGAGCGGTATCAAAATTTGTACCTGCGGATGATTTAATTGTACCTTATACTGCAACTTCATTAGATGATGCAGAAGCAATTATTCACCGTGTTAAAGTTTCAGAAAACGATTTAAGAAAACAACAGGTTGCAGGTTTTTACAAAGACATAGATATTGGAAAACCTTCAGACCAAGAAACAGAAATTGATAAAAAAGAAAGAGAATTAGAAGGAACTTCTAAATCTCAAAACGAAGACGTTTACACATTATTAGAATGTCACATTGATTTAGATCTTGAAGGTTTTGAAGATATGGATCCTGAGACTGGTGAGCCCACAGGTATTAAAGTACCTTATCTTATAACTTTAGAAGAAAGTTCACGTGAGATTCTTTCTATTAAAAGAAACTACGAAATAGGAGATGTTAAGAAAAATAAAATTCAATATTTTGTACACTTTAAATTTTTACCAGGTTTAGGTTTTTATGGTTTTGGTTTAATTCATATGATAGGTGGATTATCTCGTACTGCAACTTCTGCATTAAGACAATTATTAGATGCAGGAACTTTATCTAATTTACCTGCTGGATTTAAAATGCGTGGTATTAGAATTAGAGATGATGCGCAATCAATTCAACCCGGTGAGTTTAGAGATGTAGATGCACCAGGAGGTAACTTAAGAGACTCATTTATGATGTTACCATTTAAAGAACCGAGTCAAACTTTATTACAACTTATGGGAGTCGTAGTTACTGCAGGTCAAAGATTTGCATCAATTGCTGATTTACAAGTTGGAGATGGAAATCAACAAGCGGCAGTAGGAACAACAGTTGCTCTTTTAGAGAGAGGCAGTAGAACTATGTCGGCAATACATAAAAGAATTTACTCAGCTTTAAAAAATGAATTCAGACTTATGGCTAGAGTATTCAAATTATATCTACCACAAGAATATCCGTATGATGTAGTTGGGGGCCAAAGAATGATTATGCAATCTGACTTTGATGACCGAGTAGATATATTGCCAGTTGCTGACCCTAACATTTTTTCTCAAACACAGCGTATTTCACTAGCGCAAACGGAATTGCAGCTGGCACAATCTAATCCACAAATGCACAACATGTATTCTGCATATAGAAATATGTATGAAGCATTAGGTGTAAAAAATATTGATGCTGTTTTAGTTAAACCTCAACAACCTATGCCTAAAGATCCGGCATTAGAACATATTGATGCTTTAGGTGGAGCACAGTTTCAAGCTTTTCCTAATCAAGATCATAGATCACATATTACTGCGCATTTAAATTTTATGGCGACAAACATTGCAAGAAATAATCCAATGGTAATGGCAAGTTTAGAAAAAAATATTTTTGAACACATTAGTTTAATGTCACAAGAACAAGTTGAGATAGAATTTAGAGATGAGATGCAACAAATGCAGCAAATGCAAATGCAGGCTCAACAAATGGGTCAACAGAATCCACAAATGGCTCAACAAATGCAAATGCAAATGCAACAGATAACTCAAAAAATTGAAGCTAGAAAAGCACAACTCATTGCTGACATGATGGAAGAATTTATGGCAGAAGAAAAGAAAATTACAGGTGAATTTGATAATGATCCAATTGCTAAACTAAGAGCAAGAGAGTTAGACATTAGAGCAGCTGAAAATGCAGAGAAAAAGAAGAATGATGAAGCTAGAATGGATCTAGATAAGATGAAAGCAATGATGAATCAGTCAAATCAAGAAGATAAACTTGAACAAAATGAAGAATTAGCAAATTTAAGAGCTGATACATCAATTGAAAAAACTATTTTAAGCAAAACTATACCTAGTGTCGACTCTATGATGAAAAATAAAGGTAACGTAGTACCTAAAGTATCTATAATGCGAAGTGGTAACGATTAATTGATGACAAATCTTTTAAAAAAGGCTAAAATAAATAAATAAGGAGACAATATGAAAAAATATAATAATGTTAATGATATTTGTGGTAAAATTGTTGAGATTCCATCTGAAAATGAAATGAATCTTGAAATTGACCCTAGATCTAAGACTACAGCTGATGGTGCTTACAACTACATTGCAAAAGGTGAAGAAGTTGAAGTAAAAGGCACTAAAAGAATGCTAAAAT